CCAAGAAGGTGACGACCCACGGCTTCTTGGATTCGTCGTCGACGCCGGCTGGCAGCCCGAACACCTGGAAGCAGTCGAGCTCCTTGATCGTCTTGATCGAGAACGTCACCGACGCCGTGCGACCGCTCACCGCCTGCCCCGTCTCCGGATCGATTGTTGTCGCAATGTCGGTCGTCAACCCCTTCAGCGTGTCACAGACGCCGTCCGGGTTCTCGAGCAGGACGTCCCACCCGAAGCCGTTCTTGTCGCCGATGATCGTCTGCAAATCGGCAACCGCTTGCTCGCGTAAACCGGGCACCGATCACTTCTTCTTCGAGGGCAGCAACTTGGTCTCGATGATGGCGCCGCTGTTGCGATGCCGCTGAAATTCCGGCGTCGTGAAGTCGCGCGGGTTTACCTCTGAGTGCTCGCGGAGCAACCCCGCAGCGCAATAGAGCGCGTAACCCTCTTTGATCCGGTAGCCCCACCTCGACGGCTTCGGATCCGCTGCCTCGTCGCGGAGCGCACGAGCCGCTTCCGCGTTGGACGCGCTCGTCTGACGCGTGGCGTTGTCCCGCATTGCCTGCACGGCAGGTGCCGGCTCGGGTGGGGGCGGGGGTGCCGTTGACGGCGCATCTGACGCGTCGTCCGAGGGCGGCACCTCGGTCGGAGACGTCGTTCGCGCACGCTCCGTTTTTATGGCTTCCAACGACGCAACCCGCGCCGTCAACTTCTCGTTGTTGAGACCATCCGTGGAAGCGTCGACCCCAAGCTCTTCGCTCAGAGCCGACGCAGCCTCCCTTAGTTCACGGTTGGTTGGCATGACTAGACCGTCACTTTGATAGCGCCGAACGTGTCGATCGCCGTCGGAATCGTGAGAGGTCTGGTGCCGGCGGACACCCAAAGGGTCTTGCCGTCCGGCGTGACCCACGTGTTGGTGGTCATGTCCATGCCGCGATCCGCGCTGCTGATCTGACCCGGCAGGAACCGAAGCACGCGCTGGTCCGGACCCATGAACATCGGGATGGACCCGAAGGTCAGGTCGAGACGCCCCTGGCTTGCGAGCATGATGACCTTCTCGTCATCGACGTAGGACGTGTACAGACCGTCGCCGGGTGCCCGGAAGAACCCATCGTACTGCATGAGATCGAAGGGGTAGTGGCCGATCCAGAAGCGACCGACGAAGGATGCCCCCTGGTCCTCCAGACGCGGGTTGATGTCCCCCATCTGGAATCTGCGGTTGTCCGCCTGGTCGATGACCTTCTGATTCGCCAGGAATCGACGCGTGGCGCCGGCCCCCATGATCAGGGTGTCGGGGCGCTGCTTGCCATCGCGACGAATCACGGTGGCGAGGTCGGCGAGGTCCTTGAGGGGATCACCGGTTTGACCGTCTTCTGCCCAGGTGACGCCGGTGGTGATGAAGTGGGTCGCCTTCGGAGTGAAGTCGATCGTGTAGATGACGGCGCCTGTCTTGTCGACCAGCGTGACGATGCCGGTCTGCAAGACCTGGGATGCCATGAGCTCGATCGACCGCCGGATCTTCCGTTCCAGCAGTCGCAGGCTCATGAAGGCTTCCTGCGTCGCGTTGCTCACAAAGTCGGGGTCGTCGAAAGGGTTCTGCCCCGCACGTCGATCCGCCCCCATGAACGCGACCACCGGCGCCTTCTCGTCGAAGATTGCCGGGGTGAACGCCTTGTTCGTGAACAGGTTCGCTTCGTTTGACCGAGGCCCCTGCTCCACGCTTGACAGCGCGACGGCAACGTCCTCGTCGTCTCGCAAAATGTCGACCTCGACCTTCTGCGTGTTGTGGAAGTTGCGCGGCGGGCTTTTGAAATGGCTCGCCAGGAACAACGGGGCTTGACCCTCCTCGTTGTACGTATCGATCATGCGAATTGTTGAAGAATCAGACATGTGTTTCTTTCTCCGTTAACCGGTCCGTTGGTTGATGCCGACGAATCGGCGGATGAATGTCTAGCTGTCCGACTCGGACGGCTGCGGGTTGTCCTCACGCTTGAGCTGCTCCACCGGAATCGGGACGATTCCTGTCTGGCGCAACAGGTCACGCACTGCGCCGTCAACATTGCTGTTGTCGCCGTCTGCGTCGATGACGAGGCGCTTCTCGTTGACGATGCCGTCCATCATCAACCGCACGGGGTTGTCCCCCACGCCCGTTCTCACCTCTTCATTGACGAGGATCGCCACCGGGACACCGTTCCCGTTGCTGCTCCCGCCCTTGACATAGAGTTGGAACTTGTCGTTGCTGGTGTTGCGCGCGATGATGGTACCGGCAACGAACGTATCCGCCCCGGCGAACTCGAGAAGACCATCCTCGAATTCGCCTCTTTCGACGATGACGTCACCGTTGTCGATCACTGTTCTTACAAGATTTGCCATGATTCAAACTTTCTCCATTTGTGATGGATGAGAGGGGGGTTCTAGCTCGCGAGGGCGTCGGCGATGTCGTCGCCGAGGTCTCGCGTCGCCGTGTCGGGTGAGGTGCCACCGGCGGCCGCGGCTGCCGCGTCGTCGGTTTCCTGCTGACGAGCGGCGGTGTCCGCCTTCGCCATGCCAGCGGCCATGTAGGTCGCCTGCAAGGACGGCGTCATCTCGGTGCCTTCCTTGATCGCCTCGAAGGCTGTCTTCGTGTCCCCGCTCTGTTCACCCATGATCAGGTGGGCGTTGACGCGCTCGCGCTCGGCGTCGACGCCTGCATCGTAGCTCTTCTGGTGACCGTCCTTGGCGCCTGCCTCCATGATGGAGTCATGCAGCGCCGCGTGTTCCGTCTTCAACTTATTCAGGTCCATGGTCTCGTCTCCTGCGCCGTCATCGGCGTCTCTGTTGTTGTCATCGACGGCGGAGAAATCCGCCGAGTCATCGTCGTCGTCGATCACGGACCGCACCGGTTGCTGTCCCGTAACCTTGTCAATCATGCCAGCCCGCTTCGCCTCTTGAGCTAGTAGAATGGCGCCGCGGCCAAAGCCGGTCTTTACGCCCGTAGCTGTGGTCTGCGTCCCTGCGCGACTTCTGCCCTTAGCAATGGCCTCGACGAACAGGGCGTTGATGTCGTCCAGATGCTTCCGGATAATCGCCTTGCCCTCGTCAGTGGTCGGGTCTGGGTTCTTGGCCGCCGAGTCAGTGTTGGTGACCATTACCTCGTCTTCGAAGATACGGAACGAAGCGACGATGCCCACGGAACCAAACTGGGACGACTTTCCCGCAGCCTCAATCTTGCCGCCAGCCGAAGCCAGAGCAAACGCAGCCGACAATGCCTTGTTGGCGACGACGCGAATGGGCTTGCTGAACTGTTCCAGCGCCGCGACCGTGTCGAACAGTCCGTCGATGTTGCCGCCCGGGCTATTGACCCGCAGCACGACACGCTTGATCCCTGGGTCCGCGTCTGCGATGGCGAGCGCGTTTCTAATGTCCGAGTACGTGGTGCCGTCGCGAAAGAAGAAGAAGCGGGGTTTCTCGGTTAGAATGCCTTCGACGAGTATCTCGGCCTCCGCGCCCACAACCTTCAAATTACGCGGGGCGGCCTGGGCGTCCACCTGACTCTCTTCGAACGCAGTGAGCTGTTCCGCATTCGGCACAACGCCCGCGCGCTTCAACTCTTGCAATTCACTGAGAGCGTCTTCGTGTAGGAGCCATTCCATAGTCAGTCAGTCCTTCTGCACGATTGTGAGCAGCGCCCGCGCGTCCTCGTCATCACCGTCGATCGGTTCGTCGTTGATGTCTTCGGGATCGTCTTCGTTCTCGCCGCGCTCGGGCATCGGCGGCGGTGCCGGCTTCTCTTGCTCGACGATCGCCTCGTTCGCTTCAGCGAGTTGCTCGTTCTCCAGTTTCAGTTGCTGGATGTTCTTGGAATACTTGCTTCCGTTCAGTTCCCTGGCAGCTCTCGCTCGAGTCATGAGTCCGGCGGCTACCTGCTCCAAGTAGCCCTTGACCAATTTGGACATGTCGACGGCCGGCTTGATGTTGCCGGTCCAGTCGGACCCGACCCAGGCGCCGACCGTCTCGTAGTCGCGAGCGCGCCACGCCTCCAGGAGCCCTGCGGCAACGACCTTCTGTTGCAGCGTCATCGAGAGCAGCCAGTCTTCGTAAACGGGCTGCAACACGTCGTCGCCGAAGGACGCACGCACCATGTTCATCTGAATCTTGAACTCGTTGATCGCGGCCTGGCTCGCCGAGTAATTGCTGTTGAAGGAGAGCGTCAGAATCTCGGGCGGTATACCGTGGCCCCATGCGATGGAACTGATGATCGTAGCCTCGAAGTCCCCGAGCTTCTCGTCGGTGCCCTGCGAGTTGAACGCCACCGGCTCTTCGCCGTGTTGCAACTCGTCGATGATGACGCCAGGAATCGTTTCCGCCACATTGAACGTGCGCTCGACCCCCGTTGAGTCGACGACGATCTCGGTGCCCTTGCGGACGGCGCCTCCACGCATCGGGTTGGTGCCCGGCTTGTCCTCCGTCTTCTTGACGAACATGGCGTAGAAGGACGCTGTCAACGCTTTGCGCTGCGCGCTGTCTTTGTACTTGTCGAGCTCCTGAGCCGACTGCAGCACCAGCGTCAGCAGCGGCTTGCCGCGGACCTCGCTCATCCGCTTGTCCGTCACGTTGCCGTAGACCAACCAGGCGACACGGCGACCCGTTCGCTTGCCGACCGCCTGCAGTCGCTCGAACTGTGGGACGCCCAACCTGTCGCCGGGCTTCTGAATCCAATAGGCGACCTGCCGCTTGCTCGGATCCAACTCGACCCCGTGCTGAATGTCATGCCCCTTCTTGAGCTTCAACCCGTTACCCACGTTGAGCGGGGTTCGGACCGTACCACCGTCAATGAGCCGGACACGGGATAGCCCGGTGCGCTTGTCCTGCACCAGCATCACAAGCACGTCGCCAGAGACCAAGGCTTCGAAACGAATCTGCTGTTGAAGCTGACCGAAGGTCATCAACTCGGTAGCGTCGCAAAGGCGAGCGTCTTTGCCCCAGAGCCGGAACCGGTTCTCTACATCCTCAGACCACTCGGTGAGCCCGTCTTCGGGCAGATCGAGCAGCGATGTTTCAGGACTCGCCTCCAGATGGAGCCCGGCATTGATCTCGTTTGTGACCAGGCGCCGCACGAGACCGCGCGCGTAGATGTTGGTCTCGAAGAGCTGCGCCGACCGTTTCCGCAGCAACCAATAGTCGGTAATCAGCAGGTCGGTGTTGCCGAAGCCGCCGGGGAACTTCTCGCCGTCGTTGATGCCGAACCGTATCGGGGGCACTCCTGTCCGGTGCACAGCCTGGACCGGCGGCGCCGCATTGACGCCCCAACCGCCGAACAGTTTGCTCAAGAAGGACATGGTTAGAACATTCGACTGTTGAAGGCAGCGCCGTCACGTTTCGCGCAGAGGGTAGCCAGGCGGTTGTCCAGCTGATTCAACTCGAGTCGCAGCGACCCGAGATCGACTTTCGTAACCGTTTGCGCGGTCTGGCCACTGTCTAGACGGTAACTGGACATACCCTGAACCGCCAACGCGTCGATCGCGTTTTCAACATCGACGATCATCGTCTTCGTACGAGCAATGCGCGCGTCGATCCATACTGTGTCGATCGGCATAGCCACACCTCGTTAGGTTGCCCAGGGTGCCAGCAACGTCGCCGTCACACCCCAGGAAGGCACCGAGCCCAGCAAGGGAGTACCGAACCACCGCGCCACTCCAGTTGCCGCCAGCTGGCACGCCGCCAGCACCCCGGACATAATCAGTTGCTGTCGGGCACTTTGAAAAACTCGCCAGCCTCGCACATCTCCCAGAAACCGATCCAGTTCGTGGACTCCATGTCGGCGTCCTGCGACATGCTCGACGCCATGACATCCAACGCGAGGTTGGCGTAGATAATGAGATCCCAAAGCTCATTGGCTGCCCCGCTGGGTCGATGCCACTCGAAGCCCACGCGCTTGCCGGTCGCCTTCTCTATCTTCTCGCGCTTGACCTCGACCGTCAGTTCCTTCAACTGCTTGTCGGTGAGGTCGATGGGCGCATTGAAGTGCCCCGCCGGCTGCAAACTGTGGCCGTCCCAACCGCGACGTAGCGCCGCGCTCCAACGATCCTTGTAGTAGTCGACACCGACGTCGTACCGAATGATGCCGTTCGACGTCGTCCTCTGCGTAAACTCTGGCGTCCGCTGCAATCGACCCGTGCTGGGCTGCCCCTTGATTGGGAAAACGCCGGAATCGTACTCGGCACAGAACTGGTACACGTGGTCGGTCAGGTAACCGGAGTCCACGAAGGTGACGACGATCTGATAGCTCTTGCCATCGTCGGCCACGTATTCCTTGGTCTCGACCAACTCCCGCAGCGCACCCCATGTTCCGGGGTCATCGAGTTGCTCCGTGTCGCCATCAAGGTTCGTGTACTCAATGAGGACGGCACGACGGTCGCGGCACCAGCCAAAGACGGCGACCTTCAAAGAATCCTTGTGCACGTCGACGGCACACGTCAGCAGCATGACGGCGCTGCCGCAGAACTCGGACGCGAACTCGTTTGGTATCTCGCCGCTCCGGTAGCGGCGCCGATGCGCCGACACGTTCTCGAATCGAAGCTTTTCACCGCGGAGTTCGAAGGACTCACCGAGCACGTTGTTGTAGAAGACTTGCAACTTGCCCAGGTCGCGAGCGCGCGTCTTCTCCACGTCCCAAGCCTCGAGCCACTTCTGCACGCAACCACCCCACGACTGCATGCCAGCCGGCGAATAGAGCGCGCTCAACTGGTAGCTGCGAATGTCGGGCGCCGCGGCCACCGACATCGGTCTCCATTCGGCGTTGTCGGAAGCCAGCAACCGCGTCTTGTCATCGTCCGTGTGCGGATGACTGCAACGCTGGCACAGATACTGGACCGACTCCGGAATGAGTCGGTCGCCCTCGGTCTCCCAATGCATGCCGGAGACAACCTGCGTCTCGTTGTCGGTGTGACTCCAGCGCAGCACCTGCGGATGCTCGCAACGGAGACACCGCACGAAATACCGCCGCTGGTCGCCGCGCTTGAACAGCGCTTCGATCTTCGACTGCCCTTTGATGAGCGGTGTCGAGACGTCGAGTATCTTTCGACTCGCCTCATAGGCTGCCGTTCGGTCCCGAACAAGCTTGACGGGGTCGCCCTGGTTGCCAACGGTCTCCGGCCAGCCGTCGATCTCATCGTTCAACAGGATCTGAATCGAGGTCGACCGCAACTTGTTCGCGTTCTGCGCGCCGTAGGGGACCAGGAAACCGCCGCCAACCCACTCCAACTTCTTCGTCGTCTTGCCGGTCTTGCGCTTGTTCGTCTCGTCAGCCGATTTTATAAGCTTCAAAAGGTCACTGTGCTGCAACATTGGAGTGATATACGACTCCATCCGGAGCTGTGCGAGGTCCGCATCAGCAGTTACGAGCATCATCGGCGCCGTTTTGACGTGATCTATGTAGAAACCGATCGTGTTCTCTAAAGCGCCTGTTGTGGCACAGAGTTGGACACCCTTCATCCAGGCGACTTCGCGCACCGGAGAGTCGGGCGCCATGCAATCGAGTATCTCTTTGACGAAGGGTGCGACCCGGAAGTCGTAGAGACCGGGCAACGGGGTAACCGACGGCGGCAGGTAGCGCTTGGTCTCCGCCCACGCCGACGGTGCGAGTATCTGCAGTTCGGACGTCAGCGCTTCGAAGCGAGCCGCCAACCAGGCACGCTGACTCGCCTTGAACCGCTCCTGATGCGTCTGCGTCATGCGTTCTTCAGCGCCCGCGACGCCGCGTTCTTCGCAACCTTCAACTGAGCCTCGATCATCTCGCGCAACACGCGCTCGGCCACCTCGATCGGTTCCCCAGCCTTCGCCATCGCGTAGACGCGGCGCACTCCAGTCTTCGGAATGTCGCTCAACAGCCTGAGACACTGCGCTTCGTACGGACCGAAGATGTACATGTCGACCAAGTCGCGCTCGATCAGCCTGCCCTCGAGCTTGGCGTTGTCGAGTCCGGCGCGGTGAACGTCCTCGATTCGCTTCAAGGCGTCCAACCAGTCCCGATACGCGCGCTTGGTCCCGTACCGTTCCGCGACCTGGCGCACTGTCATGTGGGACAGGTCCGCCAACTCCGGAAACGGGTCATCCATCTCCGGCACGTCCGCCGGTTCAATCCCGTGCTCGAGCTCCAGGTCCTCCGCCGGGTGCGGCGTGCCGGTTGCCTCCCGCTGCTTCCGCTTCCGGTCCAGCCACGCGACGACCTCCGGATGCTCGAGGTCGATTCGGTCGCCGACGCGGGCTGGCGCGAGCCGAGCCTTGGCCGCCTTCGAGATGGCGACCTTCGTGACGCCGCCGAGCCGGGCGAGATCCGCGCGACTGATCAGCTTCGCCACTTTTACCCTCTCACCGGAAACAGTTCACTATTACTGGAACTTCGCACGTTCGACTTTGTCGGCGGTGTCGGGTCTAACT